TCTCAAAATTCACAACAACAGGATTCAGAAATGAATGAAGAGTTATTAGAACGCTTGCGCTGGATGTTGAATCTGCCGATCTCAGCCACTGCTGAAGACATCATGGCGGAACTCAATAAACTCATTACGCAGATACAAGAAAAGACAGGTACAACTGTCGCAGCCAATGCTCAAAACTTATTTGATGTTATTGACGCTATTGAACAACTTAAAGTTGCAGCTAATAGCCAAAGCGCTGTCGATCCAACCCAATTTGTCCCGATGGCGGTGTATCAAGAAGCCATTGCAAAAGCTGGCAGTGCCGACGCAGCAAATAAAGCTAAAGAAATTGATGACTTAATTACTGCTGCTTGTACCGATGGTCGTTTGACGGGTACAGCCACCATCAACTGGTACAAAGAACAAGCTACAACCAATCCAGATTTTGTGAAAGCACAGCTTGAGGCTTTACCCAAAATTGCAGCGTTGACCCAGCAACAAACCAAGCAAATTGATTTGAGTGGGAATCATCAAAAGCCCGTTGTGGATGATGTTCAAAATGAAGTATTTGGCATCCTTGGGGTAAGTAAAGCAGATGTTGAAAAATATGGAGCTTAATCATGACCAAAACTAATACTTCAATTTCGACAGAATACCGTGATGGGATTTTAATCCCTGTTCCCTTAGCAGCTATGGCAGTTGTCTTGATGGGCACATTTGCAGTGGTTGGCGTAGATGGTTATGCCGTTGCCTCAGAAGATGTCGGGGCTGCTGGTCAAACCTGTATTGGCATTTGGGACAATGATGCTGAAAACCCTAATGCAGCAGGCACAGTAAATGGCATTGCACATCGTGGAAAACTATTTCTTGTTGCTAACTCAATTGTAGACCCTGTGACTCAAGCAGACTTTGGGGCACCAGTTTATATCGAAGATAACCAGACCATTGCTAAAACAGATGGTGCAGGTAGCCGCTCTCTTGCTGGGCGTTTTATGGGATTTGATACGCAGTACACAGGCAGCGTATGGGTGGAGATTGTTTAATGAAATTTACAGCAGAAAATGCAAAACAAGTACTTGCGCATTTATTTACAGGGTTTAAAACGACTTTCAATAAGTCTTTTTCAGAAACGGAAGTAACTTGGACTCAAGTTGCTACAAAAGTGACATCTACTGGTCAGTCTGAAAATTATGCATGGTTAGGTAAATTTCCTAAACTGCGTGAATGGATTGGTGAGAAAGTCGTCAAGCGTTTAGAAGGTCACGGTTATACCGTTACAAACCGCGCTTTTGAGTCGACTGTTGCTGTGCATAAGCATGAAATTGCTGACGGTCAGTTAATTGGTTTACCAGTCATCTTCGCTTCGATGGGTGAAGAATCGAAAAGCTTTCCTCAAGATTTAGTCTTTGAAGCACTTACTACAGGGTTTAAAAATAAGTGCTATGACGGCAAGCCTTTCTATGCGGTAGACCACCCTGTGGGCGATAAGGATAAAAATAAATTCTCAAATAAGCTCACTGCAAAACTTTCTTGGGCGAGCTTGGCTGAAGCCGAAGCTGGCTATGGTGCTGCACGTGCAACTATGACTGGTTTAAAAGATGAAAATGGTCGTAGCTTAAAAATTAAGCCCAATTTACTGGTCGTTCCACCTGCACTTGAAACAACAGCCAAAGCATTGATGACAGCTGCCAAGTTTGCCGATGGGACTGAAAATATTTTTAAAGGTACGGCAGAAGTCCTCGTTGAAGCTGGGTTAGAAACAGATTCCGAATGGCATTTACTTTCGACTACAAAAGCCATTAAGCCAATTATTTACCAAGAGCGTCAATCACCCGAACTATTGGCTCAAACAGACCTCAATTCAGATGATGTATTTATGCGTGGTGAACATAAGTTTGGTGTAGAAGCACGTGGTGAAGCAGGTTATGGCTTGCCTCACTTGGCACAAGGCTCAACTGGTACAACCTAATAGGTGACGAAATGTATGCAACGGTAGCGGCAATGCGGGATAAATTTGGTGAACGTGAACTGATCCAGCTCACGGACACTGAAGCCCCGTACCAAGATGTAATCAATATAGATAAGCTGAACAGAGCGATGCAAGAAGCCAACTCGGAAATTGATGCTTATGTGGGGAGTCGTTATCCACTACCGTTGCAAATGGTTCCGCCTTTTTTAGTTGAGATCGGATGCAACCTCGCTCGTTACTATGCAGTGACTGGTGATTTAAGTGAGAACGATCCGATTAAAAACCGTTATGAATCATCCATTAAAACGCTAACTAAAATTTCTAAGGGAGAGTTGGTCTTAGGTGGCTCTCCAGTTGGAGAATCAAAACCAGTGGAAACCTCATCAAATAACGTCATGTTCGGTGTTGGACGTCGTGATTTTGGAAATGGAGGCTGGTAATGCTGGATTTATCAATCATTGAACAAGCTATCAAAGATGAAATGGCACAGCAAATTCGGGACAGAAAATGGCCTTGGATTCGTGAAATTAAAACCTATGGCGGTGAGTTCGATGCTGGTATTACAGCCATTATTAATGCTTTCCCTGCCATTTGGGTGACATTCGAAGGTAGTAAGACCCCTGAAAAAACCAGCGCCAATAAGACCAAAATGCCTGTGACCTTCGTGGTCTTGGTTGGTAATCGCTCTGTACGTAATGAAGAGTCGCAACGACATGGTGCAGGTGCCGATATTGGCACATTTCAGATGCTACACAATGTACAGCAATTATTGACTAGCAATGATCTATCCAGCCAAGGCGTTGTGGGTTTAGCCCCACTGGAACTGGGGCGAGTTAAAACAATTTTTAATACCTCCGCCCGTAGTCAGTCATTAAGTGTGCTGGCTCAGGAATTTACTACGCAATACACCATTACTGCTTCAGATCGTGTCCGCGAAGAAGCTGCTGAAGAAGCTTGGCTTGAGCGGATCAATATTAATTACCATTTCGACCCTAAAGATTTCGGCATATTCGAGTCTGATTTAGTCGAATTAAAACGATGAGATAGAAAATGAGTTTAAATATTCAAACTGAGGTTAATTTAGATATGACAGTTCGTATTACTGGGCGCGACCAAGTCACTGGTGCAGATCTTCTGAAATTAAATGCACTGTTTAAAGCTGTTGAAGATATGGGCGGTACGATTACTTTGCCAAATCCTATTCCAGCAAATCCCGATTTTATTAACTGTACATACGATGCAAATGTACTGAGCTATATAGGTGGCACAGTTAATCTTGGTGGCGACGACGTTGCAGGTCTGCTTAGTGCAATGAATTTCCCTGTAGGCGCAGTTGCAACTTTTGAGCTAAATAAGACGAGCCACGAGCAAATGTTTTTATCTTTTGGTAGCGAAACAGCACAAGCCCAAAATGACCGAAATGATGCACTGACCATTAGCTATTTTTCCCCAGCTGCACTGACTTTGAATATTTCTAAGCAAGGCTATGATTTGGCATCAGTCCGTCTAGATGAAATAGTCGCCTATAAAATTGTTGCAACTCGACCAACAGAAACAATTGTTCTCTTAAATTTCTATAACCCAGCAGATGAACTTATCGGAACGTATGAAGAGACAAATATAGATGCGAGCCGATTGTGGTTAGGTGTGGCACTTGCATCACAGGAAGCTGTTTTTACAGCAAATATTCAAGTGGCTACTCAAGCTGAAACTTAAGAGAGAACGATTATGAGCATTCAAAATGGGATTAAAACACCTGGTGTGTATACAGATGTCAATATCAATACTCAGCGCACAGGTTTATTAGCAAATACTCAAAAAGTGCTATTCATCACCAATGATGAAGGTGATGGCAGTATGCCTGTCAGTATTTACGATAAAGCCGCTGCGGATGGTGAGTTTGGCGTGAACTCAGAAGCAGGCCGTATGATTACAGCTGCAATTAAAACCAATCGCGTGGTGGACGTACAGTGTTTGGGAAAGTTATAGGCTCAATAAGTGAGCCTGTAGGATGTGAAGGCGCGACTTCAGAAATTATTGTAGGGCGCATTTCAGATGGTGGAATCATTGAAATTTTTGTGAATGGTCAAGGTTTAGGACTCTCTCACCCTTATGGCGATGGTGTAGTTAATATACTTTTAAGTATGGGTATTGAGATGATACCGCTGGATGCAAATGGCAATGTTCTTACCATTGAAAGTCTTGCCATCAATGACTTAGCAGAACGAGCGCATTTTATTAATCATACAAATCAATACAAGCAAATTCAGATTGTTCTTGGTGATGCAAGTCAAGTTAAAAACAATTACACCCCAGAAAATCAATCATTTAACTACGATTTAGTAACCCAAATCACCACCTTCTGTCTAGCGCCTGCAAATAGCATTTTATGTACGCCTGACTATATTGAATTCAAATCGAAAGCAACTGATATCGATTCTAGTCAGACATATGCATTAACGGTGGAGGTTCTTGATGCTAATGGCGATACGATTTACCCCAAAACAACCTCAGCAGTTGAAGGCAATATGGCTGATTCAGCCAGAGACTTATCGTATGTGCTGTATCAAATATTGAAAAATGAACAAACTAGTGATGGTGCAGATTTGCTAGTGACCTCAAGTGGAACACTTAATCCCGAGGGTGCGTATTTTCAAGCTGTGAATGGACATATACAAGGTGGTACATCACAGCCTTCACATCCTGTCCAATTAAATATTTATCGCTCTGAAAACCTGATGGGTGCAAATGTTGATTTATTTAGTTTCTTAGAAACTGTAGATGGAGAAATATTTGAAGATGTAATTGAGGTTCGTTCATGCGGTGCTCAACAATTTAATGGAATTTAAAAAATGACTATTCAAGAAACAATTGCTCCACTGGGACATACCATTATTGCATTATCAGCACCTCCACTTGCTGGTCCTGATACTTTGACATGGATTGCACATCTCAATTCAGTCAGTGATCCGATCAACCAAACTCATATCGAGTGCTATGCGTTTGCTATCACGGTGCGATTGGAGAAGAACCAGAACTTGCAGCAGCTATGGCAGCAGCTTTGGCGGATTCAGCCGATCCAGCTTTACCCTTTAATGGAGTGAACTTGCTAGGCATTACACCAGTGGAAGATCAATACAAATTGACCTTTGAGCGTATTGAAGCGGCAATGCGTAATGGTGTGTGTATGATTCAAACGGGTGCGGATGGTTTCCCTGAAATTGTGCGTGCCATTTCAACTTACCGCAAAAATCCTGATACTGGCATTGAAGATGACATCATGCTGGACATCAATGGTGCATTAACAATTGATTATGTACGTAAAGTTATGCGCACAGCAGCATCAAAGCAACGCCGTCGTAAAAATACGGCTCCAGCCCGTCGTAATTTACGCTCAATCTTTATGACTGAAGCGCTAAAATTGGAAAAAGCTGAAATTTTAGAAAATGTTACGGCTACCGCAGATCAGTTGACCGTTACACAAGACAATACAGATAAATCCCGTGCCAATGCTGAGATTCCAAGCCATTGGGTACGTGGTATGCACATCGTTGCGACAACATTGAACGTATATTGACGCTAAATTACTAGGTTTATCGCCCCCGAAAAAGACTGCACGATGTGTGGTCTTTTTTATTTGGAAGTCCTTCCGCCTGATACCGCGGCATAAAATCGGAAAAAATAAGCCAACATTAATATGAGACTGTAGAAATGTCTTTAGAAACAGTTGGCTTTATTATTTTAAGCGTCAATGGTGATGAATATGACTGTGCATCACTCAGTTCCACCAAGACTACAGGTAACCGTCCAGTAGCGACCATGAACCGTACAGGTGAAGCCAAGCACAAAGCGAAAGGAATTCGTACCTATGCACTGACAGTTGCTGTTGTGATTCCTGATGGTAAAGATGAAGTGGATTGGCTTGAAGTTGAAGATGCTCGTTTAAGCATTGAGTCTGAGTCTGGTAATTTCCGCGAAACCTATATTGATTTTAACGTGCAAACCATTAGCGATTCTTATGACGTTGCTGGTGAAACACGTCGAAATTTAGAAGGCTTTGCATTGAGCTACATCTCAGAAAACCTATAACTCCTAAGGAATAAAATATGATTCAAGTTGAAGGCACCTTACCTGTAGCACTGAAGGCACTTGATGGTCAGACTGAGATCAAAAGTAAAAACATCGTGATGCGTCAATTGACCGCAATTGAATACATCCAATCTCAGACAGATATTGAGGCAGGTCAATATCTTGCGATTGCTGACCTTGCAGCAATGACCAAACTTGTAGATGAGCACGGTAAAGAACACGCCATTACCTACGCCATGCTGGGTCATTCTTCCAAGTCTAACCTTGATTATTTAAATGACAAGCTGAAAGAGTTAAAGGCAAAGGAAGCAGCCGCAGAGTAAATGAGGGAGCGCGGTTAATCCGCGCTCTTTTGTCTTTAGACATTCCATTTGAGGCTATTCAAAGTATGCCTATTGATATTGCACTTGCAATACTCTCGGATGAGCGGCAGAACAATACTCGTCCTAGAAATTCCCAAAAACGTCAAAATACCAGTGCCGAAACCTCAAGCACCACAAAAACTGCAACCAAGCGTAAGCATTCGACACCAAAGGCATAAGCGATGAGCAAAAATTCTGTAGTCTCCTTAACTCTTCAAGTCAAAGGACAGCAAGCCAGCCAAGAGCTGAAGCGCATCGCTACAGATCAGCTCACAGCCGTCCAAAGAATTAATACCGAGCAGCAAAAACTTGCCCCTATTCAAGCTGGTCAGATTAACAATGCCAAAAAAATTACGGATGAGTTGTACAAACAAGGTCAGGCATTTACAGCTCAGAAGCGTGAAGCCCTTGCTTTAGATACTGCCCGTAAATTAGGAATTCGAACTGAGCAACAGATTCATGCAGAAATTAAGAAAACGCATAATACCTATGCCCAGTTTGGCATTTTACAACGTCAAGGTTTAGTCACAGCCAAAGACATGGAACGTGCCTATGCTGCAATGAAATCACCCTACAACGTGGCGGTGTTATCGCTGGTGGTGTTGTGGGTGCAGCTTATATGTTGCAACAACCGATTCAGCGTACAGTTGATTACGATAAAGATTTACATTATGCAGCTCAAACCTTCGCAGACAGAAAAGAAGACTGGGCACCTGCCAAAAAGTGGATTAATACCATCGTTACAGGTAATGCAATTAATGGAGGCGTGAATCGTGATGACTCATTTTTGGCAATGGATGCTTTAATTGCAGATGGCAGTTATTCAAAGGGCAATAATTTAGATAAAAATAAAGCAGCTTTAGCCAAAGCCCATTACGATGCATCCCGTGCTGCACTTGCATCTGGCGGCGATATGCTTGATTTCGCCAACGTAGGGCTTACAGCACGTAAACGTGGTTTGGATGAGAAATATGTTCAAGCTATGGTCATTCAAGGTGATGCTGAAGGAAGTATGCGCGCCAAGGACTTGGCTAAAGTCATAAACCCTCAATTGGGTTTATTGCCTGCTGATCCAGCGAATAATGCACGTTCTGTTGCTCAATTGGTCGCATTAAACGAAGTGGCGATGGGTACTGCGGGTAATGCTGCTGATGCTGGCGTAAACGTTAAGAATTTAATTGGGAAACTGTCCTCTTCTGATACAACGGCTCGCCTGAAAAAAGATTTTGATATTGATTTATCAAAACGCACTGCTTTAGATAAACCTAAAGGGAAAACTGCACTTGATACTTTCTTGGATATCACTGAAGAAATTATTAACAAAAATCCAGAAATGCAGCGTGTAAAGAATAACTTAGCGAAAGCGGGAAATAGTCAGGAACGACAAGCTATCTGGGAAAGCCAAAAAGGTGTCTTTGAGCAATCAGGATTAGCTGAGATTATGCCTGATATGCAGTCACTACTTGCGCTTGTTGCAGCAACGAATAATAGACCGTTGATGGAGCAAATTACACAGAATGCATTATCCAAAGGTGTTGGAACCCTAGATGAAAAGGCAGATTACAATAAAAAGCAATTAGCAGCAGTCGGTATCAATGCAGCAGATGTAGTAAGAAAAAATGCTGAATATCAAACCCTCCAGTCCACCATTGGAGTATTGGGTGATATGGGCACAAAAATGGCTGAACTTACAGATAAGTATCCCGTTTTAGTTTCTGCGATGGGTGGAACTGAGCTAGCTTTAAAAGCCTTAACGATAGCAGCTGGTGGAGCAGCATTAACACAGTTTGTCGGTGGAAAAGGCTCTTCACCTGATCTGCCGATTGAAACTAAAACCAAAGGTGTGCCGAAGGTAAAAGGTTCTAATGGCTTGAAAGCTGCTGGACTCGCGGGATTGGCATACACAGGATATGAATTGTTTGAGCCTTTAGATAATGCTATCTACAGCACTTTGGATAAATTTATGGGAGGTTCGGGAGAGCGTCCAGACTTTGTTCAGCAAGCGATTGATAAAAGCATAGCGGCACAATCTCAACAAAATGCAGAGTTAATAGCCAAACAAGAGCAAGCGAACAAATTAAGCCAAGACATGCTAGGAAAACTCAATTCACTTATAACAGCTACTCAGCAAAATAAACCACTCCCTTTTAATACAGGTAGTCTATTGGGTGATATAAGCAATCATGCAGCAGCTGAAGAAAAACGCCATGGTGCTTTTGTTCCGTGGAGAATCACCCCAAAATAAATGGAAGTCCTTCCGCCTGATATCAGCTTTATAGTTTTTGAATAATAACCTCACTAAAAGTGAGGTTTTTTTATGGGCTGGGCTACAGGATTACAAGATGCAAGTTTTCGCGGTGTGCAATTTGAATGCACGTCGACCAATGATGCTGTATCTAAAGCTTTGGCGATTAAACAAGCCCCGTACTCCAATGACG